CCTCTGCTTTTAAGGCTTTCACAGCTTTATCCATATCGGATATGCCGAGGCTCTCCATATCAAGTAGCGCTTTATCAATTTTAGCTTTTACTGCTACGCTAACTGGTTGCGTCGCTGGGCCCTCGCCGAATATATCAACGTAAGCCACTTTTACATTGTACACACCAGCCTCTAAAGGAATGGTTAAAGCGTTTGTAGTGGTAAAGTACACATTGCTATCTACATATACATTGGCTCCTTTACAGTTCGCAGGAATAGCCTCGAATGTAACGCCTATACCGTTGATATTAGCCGTCGCTTTTAGGTTTGTAGGCTGCTTAGGCTGTGGCACGTTATAGGTTAATTCAGCAGGTGCACCATAGCCTTTTGATGGGTTATGTGCATACAGATAAACTTTGCCAGTACGTTCACGCAGCATGCCACTATAAGTAGTATTATTGCTTTTACCTATCAAGCCATCGTTCTGCCCTGTCCTTGTATCAAGTCGCAACTCATAGAAATCTATGTCAGCGTTACGAACTTCAAGCCAGTTAAAATTGGCTTTATCACTGAATGTAATAGAAAAGCCTTGCGGAGCATTCGGAACTTCTGTTTTCATAGCAACAGTAATGGACTTTGTAATACCTTGCGAAGTATTTCCATGTACGTCCTTGACGATAGCTTTCACTTCGTAAGTATGTCCAAGCTCGCAACCACTAATAGAGATTTGACCGTTACCATTACCGCCATACTTCCAAGCTGCATTGCCCTCACGATACCATAGCTCGACTGTATCAAAGCTATTAATTTGAGGTGTATCAAACTGAGCCACAACATCAAAGGACAATACCCCATTGCCTATTTTGTAGTACTTAGTAAATAGCGTTAAATTATTCACTTCTGGGATATAGTAAGGCACAATTTTATAGGTATATTCCCTTACCTCATCAAGCCCCTGTTCGTTACTTCCAAATACATTTAGGGAAGTGAACTTGAGATATACCGTCTTGTTAATATCCTCTTTTCGATAAGGATAATGGAATAAAGCCTCGTCAACTCTGACAAACCTTTCGTTTGCACCGTGATTAATGGCGTTAGTTCCATATTGCCCACGCACTAAACCTCTAAGCGTATACCAATTATCCGGATGAGTTTCTACAGTTTCATAACTCAACGCCTCGCCATTTATCCAACATAACGTATTGGCACGTTCAGCATCGACATGGGTTCCGCTTTTCAGTACGCCTTGATTGAGTATTACGTTACAGAAATTGCCATTTTGAGCAAAGCCGTATTTCAATTTGCCCATTCTAGCTTGTTGCGTGATAGATCCTATACGTCGATAGTTCTCACCATTATCGGATACCCACACGGAGCAACCACCCCAACCGCTCGGAGCATTAACCCCAACGAATATCTGATTGCCACCTACATCGCCAACGGTTTGAAATATAGCAACATCATTTACGCTTGGTGCAGCTTGATTATAATCAATAAAAGGTCGCTCGTTCTCATGCACGTTGTATTTAGCCGGAGCATACGTGCCGGGCGGTTTGCCCTCCGCAGTTATTTCCAACTGTCCGTCTGCTGCCTCAGATACAGATGTTATAACTACTATCTGTTTATTTAGGCCACATAATTCGTCAGTAAGCGTAACAAGGTCGCCCGGTTCTAACCTACAGAACGCCCAATCTAAACGGAACGTATACTGATTTTTAGCATATAGCCGTTTCATGGCTAATTGTTCAGCATAGTATTGAGCCCTCGCCTTAGTGTACAGATAATGTGCAGACTTCTTAGAGGCAGGCTTTAAGCCATTCTTTTGCACATCGGCTACAATCTCAAAAGCGACTGTCTCTTTCTCATAACCGTTCGCACGATTAATGAATTCAACAGTCGCTTGATTATAACTTTCTGAGCTGTCCTTTCTCTTATACACAACTAACTGCCCATCGCTAGCCGGAATAAGATCATCAGCATTTAAGTTATATTGAATTTGATTGTATGGACTCCATGTGCCTATAGGTTTATCGGCTAGTGGTACAATTTTAAGCCGGTCTGTAGACCAAAAGACCAAACTATTTGTAATTTCAGCTATATCGTTAATTACAGTTTGAGCTTTTGAACTTCTGCTATCCGGTGGCGTACTAATAAGGATATCTGCTGCCTTGCAATATTCCCTATAGTGTTCTAAGCCGTCAATATTAACATCATCAATGCCTATGGACTTTAACACATGCACAATATAATCGGCTGGGTTAACGTCTACACCGTCGCCAGTTTCTAGCAATTTCCCTTTTATTTCAAAGTTGTATTGCGGTAAACTTCCTCGTTCGCCTAAATCGACTACACCTGCCATATAAGCTAGACCACTATAAGGCAATGCCTTTTCCGGATGCTTAGAGATTACATAAGGCCACGGAGCTTGTCCGTAATCGCCTTTATAGGCAGTAAGCTCAATCTTTTCATTAGGATAATCGTATATTTCCTTATCTCGCCATACTTTACCTATACCCTGTATAGGGCCCTCACATAAGCCAATCGCACATGCGACTGTATATGTGTAGGTTATTTCAGTATGCTTTGAACCACCACCCTTGCCAGTTCGTGTAGTGGTTTTGTGTTCATGAGGGGTAAAGTCATCGTAATAAATAATATTGCCACTTAATCGTGTAGTGCCTAATACTTCTGGAACTACTTCACCATAAGAGGCGGTATTTATCATGAAGTCGGAAATTATATCAGCACGATTGGTGGTATTCCGTCCTCGATTAAATAGAAAACCCATTATTTACCCCCTTTCCTAAATCTATAAACTGCTCGCAAGCGACTTTTGCCCTTTGCGTCATAGAATAATACATCGTCAATAGATGAATAGATAACGCCTAGATCAACAAACGCATGCACGACTAAATTATTGCCAACATAGATGGCCCCGTGAGAAATGCAACGCCCATATTGGTATAGCAAGAAATCACCAATACGAATATCATCAATAGGAACCTCGTCAGCTACCTTTTGAACGTATTTCAGGTACTTTTCTTCTGAGCGATGTAAATGCCATTCGTTAGAATAATTTTCTATTTCTAGCTCATTACGTTTCATTAGGCCACTATCAACCACTGCAGCAACTAATAAATAGGAGCAATCGACGCCAACACCATGAACCATAGTATTGTTTTGATACGGTGTGCCTATCCACTTTTTCGCAGCATTGGCAATCATTTCACCTGTTGTCAATTTCATCGTATCGTCTCCTTTAACGGAACATAAGGCGTTGCCCTGTTCCTACTAAAATTATTGAACTTAGCCTTGCAAGTTGCAGGTGTTTTATCACACCCCGGATAGATATATGCCACATCGCCTACATTAGGTGTTGTATTTGTAGCACTCATATAAACGATTGAGTTCGTAGCACTATCCATAATTTGAGTTGCTTGCCCTGATAGTGGTCCGCTTATCCACTCCATACCACCGGCAGTATAAAAGCCGTTTTCAAACGAAGTATCGACTTGCACGTTATTATTACCTATAACAGCGGTAACAGTAACACGCTTACGATATTTGGTAATATCAACGCCACACTCTTTGGAATATACAGAATAAGGACATTGCGGATAGTATCGTCTGTTTGGATATTCAATATTAAGCCTTTGGACTACTGATTTTGCATTTATTTTTAATGCAAAGCCACCGCCCTGACTAACTTCACAAATACCCTTGAACAGATCAATACATTCGATTACATTCCCTTTATCGTCAAAGAAAGCACGCCTCAAATTTAACGTAGCACCGTCTAAGCCACCATTATGAGCAACAGTCAGAACAGGAACACCACCAATTTGGTCGGACTGATTAGCAGTTATTGTAACGTTCAACTTATCAACGCTAACCGTACTGGTTGTAGAAATCTTTTCACGCACAATAATTGGCCCATCGCCCTTGTATGTGTTTCCTCCATAGCTAACATCAATGTCAGTATCGGCCCAGTAGTAAGAAATGCCACTTTTAAGCCTTAACTCGTACAAGTCGCAAGATACAAATGTCTGTGAGTTGCTTAAATGAACGCTTAAAGCCTCGCTAACTTGTTTCATTTATAATCACCTCACCGTAACCAATTTAAACGATTTAGACTTGAATACGTTTTTAAAAACGGCCTCGTCCGTATAATCACCACTGAACATGACTTTCCAATAATATGTATAATCAGCAGTAATAATAGCGGTAGGAGATACCCTAACACCTGCAGCTAATCTTATAACGCCTTTATCTGATACGGCATTAACTTGCGTGCCATTAGCGTATAATTTTAGGTTCTCAATATGTGCTACTGGTTCCCTAAAATCACCATACAGGCGAACTGCTTGCCATTCAGATTGTGCACCAGTTCCAAGCCTTACGCCTTTCTCCTCATGGTCCTCTGGATCCAACCATAAGAACGGTACAGTACCGCCCTTTACTGATGCATAAAAGCCCATTAGACGCTTATGTTCTTCTGGGCTCAGTACTGCAAATTCTGTTGTAATGGTATATTGAGGATATTGCCAAGTTGTCATGGTTCGTACTCGACCACTCCCAGTACGTTTGATTTTAGTGTCCCATTTTTGAGCTTTTGTAGACTTCCACGCAAGGGTTCTAATATCCAGAAATTTCAATAAATCTGCCATTACCATGTACCCTCCGTTGCCACAAATTCCCTATTTTGATTAACTAAAAATTGTCGTAAAGAACGACCTGCCGAATTCTCTAACCAGTCGCCAAACGAATGAGCGTCCATGGCGGATACGTTAAACGTAATGCCACCAGTAGCACCACCACCGGCACGTGCTATGCCTGCACCCATTTCGTCGTATGTGCTTTCGCTTAAAGGTAATACGGCCTCTTTATATTTACCCTCGCCAATCTCAGCGTAAGTTGAGCCATAGGCCACGCCACCGTTTGCCATTTTAGGTAAGTCTAATTTTGCGGATCCTAAAGACGCAAAACTTGTTGCACCATTAGCAAGGGAAAGTCCTGCTCCTGCGGTAGTATTAGCAGTCCACGCAGCCATGCCAGCCGCAGCACTAGCACCGAATGTCGCCATACTAACTTGTTGTGCTAATGCAGCCCATGCCGGATATTGAGCGTTAGCCGTAGCAGTACCAGTCGCAGCCTGTTGAGCTGCCAACATTTTGCCAAATACGGCTTGTTTAATTTGTCCGGCTATCCATTGAGCCACACTATCAGCAATAGTTTTGAGGATAGCTTTGCCAAGATTTTGGAACGTTTGCATAAGAGTTGTTGTGCCTTGAATAAGCCCTGAAATAGAATTTTGAAAACTATCCAATCCGGCTTGTGCAGCGTCAAACATAACTTGTTGTCCATTCCAATGAGCATCGAATACGGATTGTTTCCATTCTTCGAGTAAGCCTTTCATGAGGTCGTAATGTTGTTGCTCAGCAATATACTCATCACTCAATGCAGCTTGTAACGCCTCGAAGTTTTGAGTACGCATAGCCTCATCGATGGCATATTTCTCGTTAACTAGATCAGTATGTTGTTGTAAAGCCTTTTTAGCATACTCGTCTTGCAGTGCTAACAACTCCTCGTTTTTCCTTTGCTCGTAGGAGATTTGTCCGTCAGCACTCATCTCGAATTCAATACCTCGTTGTTTTAACAAGTCAATATGATGTTGTTGCTCCATTTTGTCCATTTTCATGAACTTATCGACCATTTCTGCATAACGGTCCTCAATTTCATCTATGGCATTTTCATAATCATTTTTCAACTGCACGGCAGGAGATACATTACCTGTACTATCTTTACTAGCGGTTTTAAATGCAAAATCTTGTTGCATATCACGGATACCAGTTTCAATGGCACGCAGTTTTGTCATTTCCTCCTGTTTCGCCTTGATACGCTTTT